AGTTCACTATGGAACCGGATTTGACTTACGCCTCGATGCACCCCTAAATCGTCTTACCGATCCTGTCCTTACGTAATGGCTACAAAGGCCTTGACGGGGTTGTGATGTTGTCTTGAGTAAGATGCCCCTTTCGGGGAACCAAGTCCAGCGGCGTAGTTCCAACTGGGTTGTAGCTAACTTACTCCTCCATTATAATATATTATCGACATTTGTCAAGGGGTTCTTTAGAAAAAAACTAAAAAAAACAGTAATTGACGTAAGTCGTTTAGTAGCAAGGACTTACAGCGACGGCGGGCGGCCCCCTTTTTGGGATTTGTCAACCCCTATTTATACGAGGCGATCACTGTCGTTGCGAAGTAAACCCAACCGGCGGATAAACCGAACCATAAAATTGTTTTTAGTCTGTCTTTCATTTTCTAATTTCCTTTTTTCAATATTTTCTAATCGTTGAAAGTAACGTGCAACCTCGATAGCGTGGTGTCTTCTCATTCTCATATTGTCCGGCTCCATTCTTCGTATTGTTCCGCACTCATGAAAACCATTCTTCCGGCGTGGTTCAACACCCACGGAAAACCAAATTCATCTTCGACCCATAGGTCTAGCAATTCTAAATTTCCACTCGCGGCGGTTTCTTCCATAACCTCACTAGGTACGGCAACAGTCATAGAGCTAATCGGGCCGGAACTATTACCTTCCCACTCTTCTTGTGGTTTTAGAATCCTTGCAAGTGTCACAAGCATTACACCAACGCCATAAATGTGTTCATTGTGTTCGCCCATTTTATTCTTCCTCCAAATCGTCGGCATCAATCATGCCACTGTTTACCATGCCACCAACGAACGCCATCATATTTTTATGAAGCTGGATTTCATCCTTTTCGTTTTCGCTGTAGTCCAATTCACAATCAATATCACGACCACTAACCTGTTTGCGTAGTCGCTCAATATTACGAGCCTTTAACGCCTTCAGTTTTTGATGTGCCGATTGTGTATCCATAGCTTTTTCAGCCATAGCATCAAGTTCAGCAAGTGAACGACCGCCATCACGGTCATTGTGGAACGCCTTCGGCAATACGTCATTAGGAACCCAAATCATTTCCTTAGTGGCGACTTCCAACTCTTTCAACATTTCTTCAACGCTTTTCATAATCAATTTCCTTTGTGTGTGTTTTGTATACTTAAATTTTAATCTATGGGATTGTATTTGTCAAGGGGTCGTTGACCCAATTAGCGGATAATATCGTTCTTTTCCGAAGGTTTTTCGCCATTCTTTTAGGACATAATCGTACTGTCCCTGACATTCAACAGTACCCATAGATGAGCCGGTTGAACCCACCCATGTGGTAATAGCGTACTTCCCTAGTCGATTGCACTTCACTAGGTAACGCATTCCGGTTGCGGTTTCTTTACTTCGTTTGATTTCGTATGCTACATATGCCATTTTATTTTTCCTTTGTGTTGTGTTTGTATGCTTAAATTTTAACATACAGAATTGTATTTGTCAAGGGGTCAGAAGGGATTTTTTAGAATCTACCTTCTAATCCTCTTAGACCGTGTTGATCGTGCAACACATCCCAAGCCTCTTGTGACCTGTTCCACTCGTCAACAGACATTCCAAACAACTCGTTGACTGGAACATTAACACGCTCATCAACTTGGTTGTCGTTTTCGTTTTGGTTTTGATTTTCGTTTATCATAACTTTCCTTTCGTTTAACATGATTGTATTATACCATAATCATCGGCATTTGTCAAGGGCAAACTTAACTAATTCTCATAATAATTTAAGATTTTTGTGACAATCCAGCCGACCGGAATCATCAAGATTGGCACGACCACAAACATCATAAACTCTTCGTTTTCAATCATCCACTCATGACTCATAAAACTCATTTCTTCACCTTTGCAAATTTAGACTGTGCTAGTTTTTTGTGTGTCTGTTTGAGAGTACCCTTTGCAAGGCATCCCGTGAATATGTCCGCGTGCCGCTTGAGACTCGCGTTGTGTTTTGCTATTGCTATTTGTTTATTGTTCATCATTTCCTTAACTCCTTATATATATATTATCGCACATGGGTGTGACACGTTAGGTCACTGCCGACTGATTTTTTTAAAAAAAGTGGAAAAATTTTGGGCGGCCCGCCCCGCATCGTCGTAAGTCCTTTGACGACAAGGGTTTACGTCAACAACTGGACTAATCCCACTCCCGCACGGCGTAGTTCTCCCACTCCGCACCATAAAGGTCACGCTCTTGATATTCGTACTCGTCGCACTCGTCGTCATACGACTCCTCCATATCCCGATAGAAATCGAGATGCGGATCGAACTCCATAAGCTCAAGCTCAGGCTCCGCAGCCTCCTGCGATTCAAGCCACTCTTGATACTCCTGCCAATCGGCCTGTGTAGGCTCAACAGCGGCAAGTTCGTCGGATTGAATGTTGGTGTCAAATTTAGAGAACATAGAAAAAACCTTTCAAAAGTGTTGTGTTTTGTATAACCCCATTATACATAACATCGGCAGAATGTCAAGGGGTCTTTAAGAAAAAAATCAAAGTTTTTGGTAATTGAGTGATTTCGACAGAGCTTACCAAACTCCACACCCCGAAGGGCGACGGTCAAGCGGTTCCTACTCCTCTTCTTCAGAGGGGAACATCTTTTCCCAGCACGTTGGACACGTACCAGAAATAAGAAGTTCTCGCTGATCCGCGTCAAGCTCGGGAAGAGCTTCTTGGATCAACTTGCCGCCTTGCCAAGCAACGAATCCCTCGACGTTAACCGTGAGATCCGTCACCTCATTGCAAAGGCGACAGGGAGCCGCAACGACTGCTGTCATTGCTAACATGTTCTTAATTATACCACAAAAAGTTAGTTTTGTCAAGGGCTATTTTGAAATTTTTACGATAAAACTTCTGCACCCAAGAGACCAATTAAACAAGCACAAACCAGTAAGATAAAAAACGTCATATCAACTTCCTCCTTTATATAATATATATCGGCAAAAGTCAATAGGTATCTTTAGAAAAAACCATAAAAAAAAGAAGTTTACAGTTATCGTCGTAAGTCCTTTGATAGCAACGACTTACGGCCTGCGGCGGCGGGCCCATTTTGCCCCCTTTTAGCCCCCTCCCAGTCGGCTTTGTTTAGATAAGACCGGAGAGAATTAACCCCAAGATAAACGCAACAATACAAAACGCCAAAGCTTTTTTTTCTTCTTTCATATCTTTCCCCTATTTAGGTAAACATCCGTCAAGTATACCACCGTGAGCGTCAAGCTCTGCCTGTACTACCTCAACCGGCACGAAACCATAAACGGTTTCGGTGTAGTCGCTAGTACCGCACAGCTCTGCATAGTTGCGTAGCTCTGCTGTCTTTGGTGTAGTGGTAGGAAAGCCACATTCTACCGTAACAGGTACGCCGTCCGTGTTACGTTGGCAGTAGCTACCACTGTGAGCCTGTACGCTAATGTTAAAGCCATCGTTGCAAGTGATTCTAGGATTGTGATTGTACATAATAAACCTTTTCTAGTGTAGTGTAGTTGTGTTGGCCATTGTTATTCTCTTAGGCTTGAGTGGTTATTGTTATAGTGTTAAACCTTCACTCAGGAATAGCTAATAGCTACCCATCTAATTAACCACCACTATCTACATCGTAGGTAATGCCACACTCATTACAAGTGTGATTGTGGTAACAGTTACCTTTACGGGTAACAGTCATATCGTAACGCCGAGTCATCTCTTGGCGTTTTTTTGGTGTGCTACCAATGCACTTACCATTGTCATCATACTCATATTCCATGTAGCACATGGTTGTTTCGTACTCAGTACCACACTCAGCAAGATGCTTAGTGTATTCTGTTGGTGTTTCTTTCCAACCGTTAGCAGTTCCTAATTGAATCATAATAAACCTTTCTATTGTGTTGTGTTTGTTATATTATTATTATCGTCTATAGGTGTGACACGTTAGGTCACTCGGATACACTTAATTCTTTTTTTTCTTCATTTTCTTGCTCTTTATCCATCAGCACCATAACGTCGATGAGAGCATACTTAACAGCTTTCGACGCTTTAGCTTCTTCGAGCTTAAAGTAAATGTCCCAGATTTCTGATTTGATTTGTTTGTTAGTTGGCATCTTATATCCTTTTGTGTTAACTTCTTATGCTTTAAGTATATCATATATATCGGCATTTGTCAAGCCTAATCTTTAACTATTTATGATATTTTGTAAAGTTTTTTTCCTGTCCCATAATCGCTGTAGTTCATTGAATACGCAGTTCTTATTGAACTGTCCAAGTTCGTTAGCGTGTGCAACAACCATCTTTTCGATGTTGCGGTTTAGTTTGAACAGCTCTAGTTTAGCTTCGTTGCGTGTCATGTTGTGTTCCTTTCAAGAACGTTGTTTGATTGTTATGTCTTAAGTATACTATAGTTATCGGCTTTTGTCAATAGTAATCTTTAATTATTCTTAAAGTTTTTTTATTTTATTTGACGTTGCCGGTTGTTGTGTTGTTGTTTGTTATATCTCTATTATACATATATCGGCAGATTTGTCAATAGCCTTTAGGGTAAAATCCTATTTTTTTATGAAGTTTTTTTATGCGGGGGGTTTTTTGTTCAGTCTGAAAGTCATCTTTCCCGCGCCAAAATGCCGGGGTGGTTCAAACACAATTCAACCAAAATATTTCAATATGTCTTACCTAAATAGATCCGACTAGCCCCCTAAAGTCGCCCAAGTTTCGCAATGAACCCGTCTTTTGTGTGCATATCGCCGTTTTTGGTGTATAATACTATGACAGAACTAATTTTTTATAGTAGGAGTATAAAATGGGTCGCAACAAAAAGAAAAAAGCGCAAAACATACAAACAAAGCTTCTAGCTAGAAGCACAGCCCAGCTAGAGAAAGCCCTTGAAGGTTTTATGGATATACCAGACCCAGAACAAGCAAAACCATTTGACCCAGAGGACTGGGCAGGTGATTCTCCAGAACATATTATAAATGGAACACCCTACAAGGATTTAGTAGGAGAGGAAAAAGAAGAGGATGAAAATACCGAATAACTTAACAGAAGACCAAGTAGTAGAAGTAATTACGAGAGTAGCTAGAAAACTCGCCCCTAAATTTGTCTTTGCCTCATATGATGCGGACGACATAGAACAAGAAGCATTTTTGATGGGTATTGAGGGACTAAAAAGATATGACTCATCAAAACCTCTTGAAAACTTCATGTACGCACACATTAATAATCGCCTAAAGAATTTTAAACGAGATAACTATTACAGGTTTGATTATGGAAACGCACAGAAGATACAAGAACGTAAAAAGAGTATTCTTGAACCAATGGACATTGCCGCACTATATTCAGTGTCTACAGAAGATGAAACCATAAGCAATGCCCACATAGCTGAGATGTTAGACCTCATAGACAGAAAACTCCCATCTGAATTACGTGGTGACTACCTAAGACTACAAACAAACTCTTCTTTGCCAAAAGGCCGTAAGGCTATAGTCATTGAAGCGATTGAAAAAATAATTAATGGAGATTATGATGAAGAAGGGTAGACTATCAAAAGAAGACATGTCCTTTATCGAGGCGAATGCCGAGGTTCTTTCTCCAGAAGCCATCGCACAAGAGCTAGATAGAGATCCAGATTCGATACGGGATTGGATCAAAAGAAATGTGGGCTTTTCTCCAAAGCAAAAAAAAGAGGCTGCTGTTGCAAATGAGCTTAAAGCTAAACCATACTACAGAGAGCTATCTAATCAGTTTTCTTCTGAAGAGTTAGAAATGTTCGAGTTTCATTTCAAGAAAATGTGGAGTCAATTTAAGGACGATGTGTTTCATACAGAAGAAATGCAGATAATTGATACCATCAAACTAGAAATACTTATGAACCGTATACTCAAAAGTCAGCATGAGAATCAGCAAGAAATAATATTGGCTGAAAGATTGGTGCGAGAAGAGAAAAGTGTTGACAAGGATCAACGCGATATGGATATGGTTGTTAACCTAGAGCGTCAGGTGGCGATTCTACGAGCTTCGCAGGAAACCCTATCAAAAGACTACAAAGACCTCCAAGCACGCAAGGCGACAATGCTGAAGGATCTCAAGGGCACCAGAGAGCAGCGAGTCAAAGCAATCGAAGATTCAAAACTTACTTTCGCTTCACTGGTGAAGAAAATTGCAACCGATCCTCAATACCGAAACGACATCGGCATCGAAATGGAAAAAATGAGACTAGCGATGGAAAAAGAGAAAGAACGATTATCAGAATACATGTCCTTCAACGACGGACAAGTGGATCAACCATTTTTAACAGCGGAAACGGCAAAGGAATAAAATGAAGGCTATTATATTTGGAATAACAGGACAAGACGGGAGTTACCTAGCGGAACTTTTACTAAGCAAGGGCTACGATGTAGTTGGAGTGACCAGAAGAGTTAGTGTGGACACCCTACAAAGAATTGAGCATATCTTGCCCCAAATTAAGATTGTCGAAGGCGATATCACGGACGCTTTCAACGTATCGAATGTAATAAAAGAATATGAGCCAGATGAGGTATATAACCTTGCCGCACAATCACACGTTGGTACATCTTTTAGTCAGCCATCCCTAACTTGGGATATTACCGGAGCGGGATGTCTAAACATACTAGAAGGAATAAGGTATTCTGGCAGAAAAGAAGATATAAAATTTTATCAAGCCAGCTCCAGTGAAATGTTTGGTAAAAATTATACCACAAGCGGTTATAAAACGTATCAAGACGAAGAAACACCCTTTGCCCCGCAAAGTCCATACGCTATAGCAAAGTTGGCCGCTCACCACCTAGTAAGAAACTACAGAGACTCTTATGAGATTTTTGGATGTAGTGGAATTTTGTTTAATCACGAAAGTGAACGAAGAGGCGATAAGTTTGTAACACGAAAAATAACTAAGTGGATAGCTGATTTCTATAACTGGTGCGAATTCCAAGGGTTGGATCAAGACCCTAGACATTTTACATATGACGAGGATTTTATCCATTCAAGAAGAGAATCATTTCCTAAGCTTAGACTTGGTAACCTAGATGCAAAACGCGACTGGGGTCATGCAGAAGATTATGTGCGGGCGATGTGGCTAATGCTACAAGAAGACATCCCAGATGATTACGTAGTCGCAACTGGCAACACTTATTCTGTAAGAGAGTTTTTACAAATAGCATTTGGCCATATACATGTTAATGACTGGGAGGATTATGTCGTAATTGATCCAGAGTTTTATCGTCCCGCAGAAGTGGACTATTTATTAGGGGTTCCCGCGAAAGCAAAAAAGGTTTTAGGCTGGGAGCCCGAAATTTCGTTTAAGCAATTAGTACAAAGAATGGTGGAGAGCGATATTAATGAGACGCAACTACGACGATCCGGCCTACAAGGAGTTTAGGCTAAAGGTACTTAAAAGAGATAATTTTACATGTCAAGTGTGTAAAAAAAAGGGAAAAAGAGTAAGGCTTAACGTCCACCACATTATGAAGTGGTCATCGGCAGCCTCCTTGAGATATGATGTCGATAACGGAATAACTTTGTGTAAAAAATGCCACGATGATGTAAAGGGAAAAGAAAGTCATTATATTACATATTTTTTAGAATTAATTAAGAAGGGCTAAACAATGTTTAAAAAACCAGAAGAACCACAAAAGCTACACTCCGATCCACTAACCTCGGCTACAGACAAAATAGAATCAGTTTCAAGCGGACAAACATTAAGCATTGATATTGATGGTGTTTCTTTTAATGAGCTTTATGGCAAATATACCGCAAGAAGAAAAGCCGGAGAGTTGGTTTTTTCATTTGATTCTGACAATCAGGTCATGACGGTTTCTTGTCCGGCAAGCGATCCAGAACCGGCTCCTGAGCCAGAAGCAGCTCCTGAGCCAGAACCAGAAGAAGATCAGGAATAGCCCGCAATGGATGGTTATACAGTTATAAAGGACACGCGAGAGCAGGATGGCTGGACATTTTCACCTTACGATATGTGTAAGGGTATGGAAATTGACACACTTCACACCGGCGATTATACAATCAAGGGATTTGAAGACGTTGTGTGTATTGAAAGAAAGGCGTGTACTTCTGAAATAGCCATGAATCTAGGTCGCAAAAAGAAGCCGTTTCAAGCAGAAATGGAAAGAATGAAAGATTACAGTTTTTCGTTTATCATTTGCGAATTTGACATGGACGACCTCTTGAAGTACCCAGAAGGGTCTAGAGTTCCTAAAAGCGCTAGATCAAAGGTGCGTGTTACTGGGAAGTATTTACTTAAATGCCTACTGGAATTTGAAATTTGGTATGATACCAAGATTATATTCTGTGGGAATAAAAATAATGCGTTTTTAGTATGTAACAGTCTTTTTAAAAGGCTCAATGAACTTTTTCACAAGAGGGACAAAGATGGCGGGAGGCAAGAAATTACCTGATAAAGTTTATGTTCTTGGTCACGAGTATGAAGTACAGGAAATGTCAGAAACGCTTTTCAAAGAAAGAGAGGCGTATGGCGATTGTTGTAACGAGCAAAAAAGAATAAGAGTATATTGTGGCGTTACAAACTCTGTGCAAAGGGACACACTTTTACACGAGATTCTACATGCGGCTTGGTCTTTGTTGTATATACAGCAAACAGAAGGAGAAGAAAAGATTGTTTCTAGACTAGCCACGCTTCTCATAGGGCTTTTTGATGACCCTAGAAACCTAAAGGTTAAAAACTTTATTTTGGGCAAAGGAACTAAAGGAAAAGATGACCAATAATACAAGCAAAATAGAAAACGCTTGGCTTGGCATAGATGTTGATGAATCCGAGTTATTCAACCCTATGGAGTTTATAATAAACGGAGCCAACAGAGACGACCTTTTAGAGCGTATCGCTTGGCTTATGGTCAGGCCAGAATACTTTTCGTTTGTCTGTAAGTATATACTAAATATCGAACTCCTTCCATTTCAATCACTTCTTCTTTATGAGATGTGGAACAGGAAGTTTCCAATGCTAATTGGCTCTCGTGGTATGGGAAAATCTTTTATACTTTCCGTATACCCACTTCTCAGAGCACTATTCATGCCCAGAAGAAAAATTGTTGTTGTCGGTGCGGCATTTAGACAGTCTAAGGTGTTGTTTGAATATATGGACACCATCTGGAAAAACGCGCCCATCCTTAGAGATTTGTGCGGCACAAATAGCGGTCCCAGAAGAGATGTGGACAGATGCGTAATGCATATAAATCAAAGTACTATCACATGCCTACCTCTTGGTGACGGTTCTAAGATTAGAGGTCAACGAGCTAATGATATTATCGCTGATGAATTTGCGTCGATTCCTAGAGACATATTTGAAAACGTTGTTGCTGGTTTTGCCGCTGTTGCAGCATCACCATCAGAAAAGGTTAAAAGTAAAGCCAAAGCAAAAAAAGCAAAAGAACTCGGTATAGATATCGAAGCTAAACAAAGCCTAATAACTGAAAAATCAAACCAGATTATACTTTCCGGAACCGCATATTACGACTTTAATCATTTTGCAGACTACTGGAAAAGATACAGAGACATAGTGAACAGCAGGGGAAACATAACGAAACTACAAGAGGTTTTTGGATCAGAGGTTCCCTCAGAGTTTGATTGGACAGAATATTCCGTAATAAGAATGCCTGTTAACACGCTTCCGGAAGGTTTTATGGATGAGGGTCAGGTTAGCCGAGCTAAAGCCACCGTCCATTCCGGTATATATAACATGGAGTACGGGGCATGTTTTACAACAGATAGTCAGGGGTTCTTCAAAAGAAGCCTGTTAGAAGCGTGTACAACCTCACCCTCAGAACCAGTAACACTTCCATCTGGCGACGTTTCTTTTGAGTCTCTACTTAAAGGCTCCCCAGACCAAAAGTACATATTTGGAGTTGACCCCGCGTCAGAAGTTGATAACTTTAGTATTGTTGTATTAGAGGTCAGGGGTGATCATAGGCGAATTGTTCACTGCTGGACTACAAACAGACAACAGCATAAGGATAAGCTTAAATCCAAAATTGTAGATGAGGATGATTTTTACTCATACTGTGCTAAAAAGATAAGACAACTTATGAAGGTCTTTCCCTGTGAGGAGATAGCTCTAGACGCTCAGGGCGGCGGTATCGCCGTTATGGAGGCGTTGCATGACAAAGATAAGATACCAGAGGGAGAAGTTGCGATATGGCCAGTTATAGAAGAAAAGGCCAAGGACACTGACGATCACTCCGGACTACACATACTTAGACTTTGCCAGTTTGCCAGAGCGGATTGGCTAGCAGAGGCGAATCATGGGCTTAGAAAAGACTTTGAAGATAAAGTGTTGTTGTTTCCTTTTTTTGATTCCGCTAGTATTGGTTTATCTATCGAGCATGACAAGGTTGCCGGAAGGAAATACGATACGTTAGAAGATTGTGTTATGGAGATTGAAGAACTAAAGGACGAACTCTCAATGATAGTCATGACGCAAACAGCGACCGGCAGAGAGAGATGGGATACACCAGAGGTAAAAACTGGAGCGGGCAGAAAAAGTAGATTACGAAAAGACCGCTATTCTTCTTTACTTATGGCCAACATGTCCGCCAGAAACTTTACGACAGAAAAAAATATTTCAGAATTCTCTACCATTGGAGGATTTGCACAACGAGACAACAGTGCAAAGTTTGAAAACGAGCAACTTTATCACGGACCAGCATGGTTTGCGGAAAAAATGCAAGATGTTTACTAGCTTGTGTATAATAGTATTGACAGTAGCATTAACAATAATATTGACCGGAGATTAATATAAATGTCCAAATCGCCACTATACAGAACATGGGACAGTGATTCCCAAAAACAAGATGCCTACGCCCAAACCTCTGATGCCATAGAAGCCTATGATGGAATCCAAAAGGCTGTTGCTTACGGCAGAAGAACTAGCTATATAGACATAGAACCCAACAGGTCTGTAAGAACAAGCTTTCTTCGGCAAGATTATGATAACTTCCGTCCCGGCGAATCTGTATCAAGCCATCAAAAAAGAATAATCAAACAAAGTATGCAGGCTTATGATAGAGTTGGTATCATTCGCAATGTTATTGATTTGATGAGCGACTTTGCTTCACAGGGACTTACTCTGGTACACCCAAACAAAACCATCGAAAAGTTTTATAGAAAATGGTTTACTCAGGTTGGTGGCGTAGATAGATCCGAAAGATTTTTGAACTATTTGTACAGATGTGGTAATGTTGTTGTAAAAAGAAGAACAGCAAAATTAAACCGCAAAAAGGAACTAGAGCTTAGACGAGCCGCAGGAGCCGATCTTGAAATAAAAGACGTAAAGGTAAACAGAAGAGAGATACCTTGGACTTATGATTTTCTAAATCCTCTTGCTGTTGACGTTAGAGATTATGGATCTCAGGTTATTGGAAAGCCCGAATTTGTTTTGAACTTATCTAAATATACTTATGAAACGCTGGTAAAAAGCACAAACAGCAATAAGACAATATTTAAGACTCTCCCAAACGATCTACAAAAAAGACTCAGGCAGGGCGACAGAACAATTCCTCTTGATGAAAACAAGGTGAGTTTTTATCATTACAAAAAAGACGATTGGCTATTATGGGCAAACCCTATGATATATGCCATCCTTGACGATATCATCATGCTCGAAAAGATGAAGCTTGCAGATTTGGCTGCGTTAGATGGTGCAATTTCCAATGTTAGACTTTGGACAGTCGGTGACTTAGATCATAAAATTATTCCAACAAAAGCCGCTATAAATAAGCTGCGGGATATTTTGGCAAGTAATGTTGGTGGTGGAACAATGGATTTAGTATGGGGGCCTGAGCTTCAGTTTTCCGAAAGTCAGTCTCAAGTTTACAAATTCTTAGGAGCTGAAAAATATCAGCCTGTTCTTACTAGTATTTATGCTGGGCTTGGAATTCCGCCCACTCTTACAGGGGCTTCTGCCAGCGGTGGATATACAAATAACTATGTTTCACTAAAAACACTTATCGAAAGACTTGAGTACGGAAGAGAAATACTTGCTCAGTTCTGGAGACAAGAAATTGAACTCATCAGAAAAGCAATGGGTTTTAGATTTCCGGCTGAAATTCATTTTGATTCAATTGTCCTTTCAGACGAGGCGGC